AGTAGCGTTCATGTAAATAGAACCAACAGGATACGCACCAGCTAAACCAGCTTGAACAAAAGCTGTTGTAGCTAATTGTGTGCTTGATGTTCCAAAAGATGCTGTAGGTGCAGCAGGTGTTCCAGTAAACGTAGGACCATTTAGATCAGCTTTAGATGTTACAGCAGATGCAATAGCTGTGTACTCTGCATCTATCTCTGATCCTTTAATAATCTTACCTGCGTCACCACTGCTTAATCCGTCTTTTAATGTAAAGTTAGTTGCTTTTGTATAATCAGACATAATAATCCCTAAACTGTTTTACCTGCTTTAACATAAATATCTATCTTTTGTATTGACAATGGACTTTGATTTATATCTGCTTCAAACCCTAATTGCATAATAGAACCTGAACCACCTAAGTTACTGTTCACTTCTTCAAGAACTAAACCACTAGAAAACTCTGCAATAGCGTACTCACCAATGTTGTACTCATAAACAGAACCAGTTCGTAGTTGCTTAGTTATTGATCGATATGAGTTAATGTAATCAAAACCATACTTTAATGCTACGTCCTGCCCTACACCCCCTACTACTACAAAGTTACCTTTCTTTAAGAACTTCATAGTTGTTGGACTACCTAAGTCAAAGTAGTTAGTGTAGTAACGTAGTCTGTACTTTGCTGTGTCATCTAAGAATCCAAAGTACTTACCTAAGTATCCTGCTTTACCTATGAGAAGATCGCCTGTATAAGTGACATGTAGGGCGGTGGGTTCAATACTATCCCAGATAGTAACCCTTGCTGCACCATTCTGTAGTCTACCTCGCAGATCAAAACAAAATACATACTTAGATGTTGGTAGTGTTAAAATATAAAAAGCATCTTTAGGGTAGTAAGCTGCTTTAATCTTTTCTTTATTAGATTCTGATTCTACAAATGCTACTAAGTCATCTCTAACATTAAACGATATGTCATTAATAGGTGCTGACTTTTCCTGAATAACACGGGCAATACTTCTTACACCTGTGTCAGACAAGAACATAACATCCGTACCTGTGTTGACAATACTGTCTCTAGCAATACATCCTACGTTAGCTACTAAGTCTACTAACTCTAATCTAGTAACATCAATAGGGTTAGCATAAACAGCAATGTTTCTTCTACCAAATATAATTAAGAAACCATTGTGTGCTGCTAGTCCTACTATCTCGTCTCCGTTAGGAAACACATCAATCAATGACAAGTAACCTGAGTCACCTGTTGCTAAGTTAGTACCGTCTAATAACGCACTAAAGTAAAGTGTCTGTTTATCGTTAGCAATGTCAGCCCACCATGTCCTACCGTATGCACCTATAACTACATTAGGCTTAAAATCACTAGCAGAAGCGTAGGTGGTAGGTACTGAGCCAGCATCGCTAAGTAAGTTAAAACCATAAGCACCTGTGTGTGCATGACTAGCTCCTAGTTTGTGATAGACTAACGGTAAGTGTCCTTCCTGTGCTAAGTAAGCATGAGGACTAACATCCGGTCCTTCACCGAACACAATACTAGCACCCATCCAATCATTACCTGTGATGCTGTATGCTGTTGTACCTGTCCCTGCTGCATTAGATACTGTAGTATTAACTGCTGTTACTAATGTACTTGCTCCACTAGCTCTGGTAAGTATTAAATCATTACCAGCACATAGCGTTACATCTGTCTCAGGTATGTTATAAATAAACTCAATGTCGTTTGCTACTAGATCAGAGTTAGTAGAACTGTTTACTTTCTGCCAACCTCGTCTAGCACCAATACGACCAAACTTATCTATGACACAATTGTATGCTTCTAGTGCATAGCCTGACGCAAGATCAACACTACTCTCTTGTGTGTTAATACCAAGAAAGCCTGGTGCTGATATTGTCGATGATTGTAATCTACCAGCCATTAGACTTGATGCCAGATGTATTCATCATTCTGTCGATGTGCTGCCATAGCTATATGATCCGCTAAAGATATATCAGCTAATGCAGTAGCTTCTTGTGCTGCTAGTCCACCATCTTCACCTCGTTCTGCTACAGCCTGTGCGTAAGCATATTTAATTACTGGCTCTGCAGGAACAAGTAACTCGTCTGCTCCAGCACTTAATGCTACCTGTGGTTTAAAGATGTTAAAGTAAATGTTGTAAACACCATCAGGTACTGGATACAAATCTACTTGTGTGTCTCCATTATTAACACCATTAAAGTTATAATAGTATGGTGAGCCTTTATGCACTGATGCGTTTAAAAGATAGTTAGTCATTACGCTAGATGTAACAGGCTGTAAAAATACATCGTCTTCAGAATGAACAACATCTAATACTCTAAACCGTTGACCAGAACCAGTAAGAACATAGTTAAACAAATCATTAGCAGTAGTTACTGTTAATGTTTCTGTTAATACATTCCACTGAAAAGAATCTTCTACCATTCTTTTAGCGTCATTAACAAACTTACCAATAAGTTTAGCGTATGGAGTATCTGTTGTAGCAGTTACCTCATCTTCTCTAAGTCTTATTAGTACGTCATTAACTAAATCTAAGTAGTTCATTATCTAAACCTTTTGGTTTTCTTTGCTATAGCTTTAGGCTGCTTAACAAACTGTTTACCTTTTTTATTACCTTTAGCTTTAGCTTTGTTGGTAGCAGCTTTCTCAGAAGGAGATAAACTATCCCAAGCTGCTTTAGGTAAATATCTTTTCTTACCTTTACTAGGAGAACCATCAGAAGTTTTCCATTCTTGCTTAGTCCACTTCTTTAGGCTTTTCTGTGACTTCTTTAGAGGCATTACTTATAACCTCCTCCTTTAGCTTTGTATTGCTTTGCTAACATTTGCGCCTTACGAGCAGACCACTGACCAGCGTTACCGCCTTTACTGCCAGCTTTAATCTGCTCAAACAGTCTCTTTCTCATCGTAGGCTTAGTATAGTTACCAGCCTGATTTACTTTAGACTTTGCCTTAGGCATTACTTCTTTTTCTTTACTGGCTTTTTCTTCTTCATTGGTTTACCGTATCCGTATCCTGGCATATCTATCTCCTATCTATGAGTGAAATTGTGTTGCTAATGATGGTGCTAAATTCATAGTAACTATGTAAGTAATCGTGCTTGATGTACCGCTATTCTTAACACGAATTACATCGTTCTCTTTTAAATCTATCTGTAAGTCTTTTAACAACAAATACTCACCATTAGTTGCTTGCAATGCTTTAGCATGAGCTAATGGATACTCTGTTGTTGAGTGACTGTCGTACCAGTACAAGTCTGCGTCCTCATTACCAGCAGTAGCTAAGATATAAATCATGTGTATCTCAGCAGTGTTTTTTGCTGGAACAGTATACATATCAACTTTTGCGCTGTCGTTAGTTCTGGTCTTTACGGCTGTTATGTTTCTTGCCATGAATTATTCTTTCTATTGATCCGATGAACCCATTCCATATCTCTTGTGGACTAGGAAGTAACCACCCTAATACCAACAACAATAAGTACCACATCGGTACATTAGTATTATTTTGTATTAAGCTATCTACTTTAGATGTGTTAATGCTGGTGTCGTTTTCCTTTTGACTAACATTAACATTCTCACCTTCAATCTTGGTGTTGTCTTGTTGACCTACTACCTGCTGTGTGTTCTCTTTTCCTACCTGAGCATTAGCATTAACATTAGTACCAGATTTACCTGGCATTGCTGCTTTAATTAGTCCTAATGAACTACAACCTTGTATGGTTATTATACCACATATTGACAATAAAGTCAAGTATTTTTTATAGCCGTCTAGCGATAGCATCTACTAACCAACCTAGTGAAGCACCTAGTATAAGCAGTAAAGCACCTGCACCTTTCCACTTAGTAACGACATCAGACATACACTTAACATCTATGCGTAGTTCTTCCATCTGTCTTTGTAAAGACTCTACTTGAGCCTGTAGCCTACCTAACTGTTGATTGGTATCTTCCATTACCACTTCTCCTTGTTAGCCCAGTATGCTGCTGACATCTTACCTTTAGATATATTCTTAGCGTGTCTCGCTTTAAATGATTTACGTCTAGCTTTTTCTGATGCTGTCTTAGGAGACTTACCTGCACCTGACACACCTTGCTGACCAAACCTTATAGTCTTAACCTTGTCACCTTCTTTAGCCACAACAACGTGTGACTTAGTAGGATGGTTTGGTGTACGCTTAGGTTTGTTAAACCCTGACACACCTGCTCTCTTTAATCTAGGATCACTCATTAGACCACCTCTGGTCTTGCACTACTGCAATAAAAGCATCCATATCTGCTGCTACAGTAATAGCTGTTTCTAGTCGAGTACACTCAGCAACAATAGCTGCACGTTTAGTTACTACGTCAGCAGGAATGTCTACATCACGTTCAAACTTACGAGTTACCATCCAGTCAGTCTGAGCCAGCATCTTACCGGCTGTGTCTTTAACCTGTTCAATCCATGTGTACTTTAAACCTCTAGTCACTAGACGCTCAGTAGTGTCAACCATCACAGGATTCAATGGATCAGAGTTGTCTAGCTCTTGCACCCATAGTGGATCACCATTCTCATCAACAGCATCAACATCCTCTAGGGCTTTAGGCATGGTAGCGTCACCGTTCCAGTAGAACCTATCGTCTGCTCTGACTGGATCAGCAACCCATGTAATCCCTAACGATGTTCTGTCTGCCTCAGTAGAGACTGTCAGCCAGTTAGAGGGATACTGAGTACCGCCTATCGTAAATGGTGAGTTAAGTCTTAATACTGTACTTCCTAAGTAATACATTGTTTACCTCGCATTAGCGTTTTTAAAAGGATTCTCGGCAAATGCCATGTAGATGTAACTTTGACCGCTTGAGTTGTTATCGCCTGATGTATCTCTTAATTTAAAACCATTAGATACGAAATCAACACTATTTTGGTCGTTTTCAGCATCAACTAAATTAGCGTAAAGTCTTCCGTTTTCTGGGTTATATAAATCTCTACTAGAATCAAACATCTGCCAATTACCGGTTGCTGTATATCGTTTAACCATTATCCAAGCAGGTCTGAATCCTGTGTAGATAAATGGACCATCAGAAGAGCCGTTACCTGTGTAGCTACCGAATGATGAGTAGCCTTCTACTTCTGAGAAACAATAGGCTATGTAATTAACACCGCTAGTATTTACTGCTGAGTTAGTACCAACAGATAAAACACTGCTAGTAGGGGCGGTGTCGTTAAAAATGTTACTTTGTGTAGTGGTTGCGTTGGTCTGGTTCAATCGCAAAAACTTAGTTGCACCTACATCTGAATGATAAACCATCCAGTCATTAACAGATGTATCTCTATTTTTAAGAAAGAAAAACTCTGGAGCAGAAGATAATCCGTGACCTATTGTGCTATTACTTCCACTTCCCTCCCAACTAACAATACTAAATCCAGCCGTAGTGTTTGCAGAGACTGTAGAAGTTATTGAGCCGTCTGTGTTGCTAACACCTGAGCCGTTGGCTTTCCAGTTCCAAGCTACGTAAGGTTCGTTGGGTGCATTTTGCCCATAATCTACGCCTAAACTAAAACCGTCACTATCAAAAGACGACACATACGTTGAACTTACAGATTCCGCACCATTAGTATCGGATTGCAATCTTCCTGTCGCACCACGCAACACATCTTGTAAAGCGTGTCCGTAACCAGTAACTCTGCTTTTAATCCACAAAAAATCGGGTTGGAAACCAACGCCAGTTATAGACTGTGCTGCGTTTGGATTTGCTCCTGAGTACAACACAGTATTAAAGTAATCTGATCCATCCTCAATAGTCGAGTCAGGCAGGTTAAACGTGTTAAGCTTTAAGAATCCTGTTGGTGGTGTGTAAGCAAATGGGCGTTGTCCGAAGTTTATTTCCCAAGAGGAAATACTACCTGTTGATCCGTCTTGTAACCATGCAGTAAAATTTCCACTTAATCCAGTAAAAGCAGTGCCTTGACTTGCATTGTTTTTATAAAATGTTACTGTTCCTGCGTCCATATCTAAAGCAACACCTATAATATCTCCAGTAGTGTAGGATGCGCCATAAGATGAATCTGAATTATTTAATCGTTTATCTCCAGTTAAAAGATAAATATATGCTCCTGTTGCGTTTGGTCCATACGAGGCTAAAGGTAATTGTGCTATTCCCATTGATGCACCACCTCCTCCAGTCATTTTTGCTTCCCAATACCATTTTCCACTGTTAACAGCAATAGTTCCTATAACACCGCTAGTTGTGCTAGATGCTCCAGCATAATTTAAATTACCTTCTGATAAGTTTGCATTAGAACTTTTAGCTAAAGGATTCAACGTACAAAAGTTAGCTGTGTCTGCATCATTTAGCGTAGGCACATCAGCCATAGAATCGTATGTTGATACAGCAGAATTAGTTAGCTGTAAGTTTACGTTTGTAAAGTCATTATTGTTTCCTGACACATCTTCAATATAAGTTGTACCTGTGCCATTTAAATATGCTCCGTTAGTACCGTATGTGCCTGAGTAGGCTTTAGGCTTCCAAACACCGTTGTTATCATACTCACCGAAATCACTTGCAGCCAACTGCTGACCGTCAATTATGTACATCTCAGTTAAATAACCATCGAAGTACTGAGAGTTTATTCTTCCAAAATATCCCCACGCTTGTTGCACTGTGTTATTAACTGCTGTATCAGTATTCTGTGCTAAGTCGTTACTTAGGTTAAATGAAGTAACTTGTTCACCGTTTACATAAACTTTATGTCTGTTTGCAGCAGTAGCTTGAGTCGTATCAAATGCAACGACAACATGATGCCATGCTGATGGATCACGATACAAAGCATTTGTGAATCTTATGTTTGTGTTTGTAGTTTGAATTGCTAATGAGTCTGGGTAGTTGTTATCATATTTAATAACTAACTCACCTGTATCGCCAGATGTACCCGTACCTGCAGAAAATACAGTAAACCCTGCGTTACCTAACTTGCTGCGTTTTGCCCACCAGCTAAGAGTCCAAGTTCTTCTGTTACCTGCACTGCTAGGTGTTCTGCGAAACATAGCAGGAGCAGAGTTGCGTAGTCGTAAGCTCTGGTCTATCGTGTATCCAGAATCAAATGCACCAATGCCAACAGGCAATAAACTCATGCAAAACTCCTGCTCACTGATACATAAGCATTTGTTCCGTTATCAAAGTAACTAAGTGTGTAGACACCAGCAGTCGAGATAGCTGTTAAGTCAGCAGCGTTAATCTTTGTAGTAGCTGCAGCAGCAATAGCATGACCACCAGAGTTATCTAGTAAAACAAAACCACTCTGTCCTGCTAAGTGATTAGTAAATGTTAATGTACCTGCGCCAGTTGGTGTGCAGCTAAAGTTGTTAGTTGCTGACAAGTCAAATGATAAATCATTATCTGTTGTCACAGCACCCCTAGCATTACCATTAACATCTACAGTGGCAGCAGGATTAGTTGTACCAATACCAACATTACCAGCAGAGCCGATGCGCATATATTCTGAGCCACCAACTGAAAATAACATATTGCCAGTGGTTGAAGTATTACCATGATCTGCCCTAATATCTAGTTGCCCAGAGTTTTCAATAATTTCGTGATAAACACTAGGTTGGTCAGTATCTTCTAATCTAACAGCAGAAGCAGAACCCTTGATATGTAACTGTCTACTAGGACTACTCGTACCAATACCAACGTTGCCAGTAGAGTCAATACGCATACGCTCAACTGGAGCAGCGTCAGAACCAGAGTCAGTTGAAAAACTTAATTCAGCTACAGAAGCTCCTGATCGCCAAGCACCTACATCAACAACACTTGAACCTTTGTTCTGTAAATACAAACCCGTATTTGTATAGGCAGTTACTGCACCTTGAGCAACAATTGCTCCACTAACTTCTAATTTATTAGCAGGACTACTCGTACCAATACCAACTCTGTTGTTTGTAGAGTCTACATAGAGCGTGTCGGTGTCTACTGTTAAGCCAGCAAATGATGGAGAGTCAGTAGTAGCTACTCCTTGATTGAGTGCCTTAACAGATGCTTCACTGGTTAGCTCTGAATCCATTAACGCACCAGCAGCAGTTACGTTATCTACGTCTGTTACATCAGCAGCAGTCTCTATACCTGCTAGCTTAGTAACTTGAGCGTCAGTAAATGCGTTAGTGTCTGCATTGCTTTCGTATGCTGTTTTAATTTCACCTGCTGTTTGATCTGCAGTAGCAGATGCTTCAATACCATCTAACTTAGTATGGTCAGCGTCAGTAAATGCGTTAGTATCTGCGTTACTTTCGTAAGCTGTCTTTATCTCAGCAGCACTTTGATCTGCTGTTGCAGCAGTTTCAATACCAGCTAGTTTAGTTTCTTCAGCAGTTGTGTAGGATGCTGTAGTAGCATCAAGTACAGCAGAGTGTGCTTGTACGTCAGTACCTATAGCAACACCAAGATTAGTTCTTGATGTGCTTGCACTAGCAACATCAGATAAGTTATTAGCAGCTTGTAGTCCACCACTACCTGTTGTAATGGTTTGCCATGTTGTTCCGTTCCAGACATAGATGATATCGTCACCTGTGTCGTAATACATAGCCCCTTCAGCTAAAGCATTACCATCATTATCGGTAGAAGGAGCAGATGACTTAGCACCTAAGTACCTGTCATCAAAAGAATCAAAAGATGCAGCAGCAGCAGTAGCTGAACTAGCAGCAGCCGTTGCAGAAGATGCAGAAGCTGTAGCAGAACTTGCAGATGCTGTAGCGGATGTTGCAGAATTACTTGCTGACGTAGAAGCGTTAGATGCTTCAGTAGCAGCAGTGGTGGCTGAAGAGGACGCAGCAGAAGCAGATGCAGCAGCTTCAGCAGCTTTAGTTGTGGCTACTGTAGCCTGACTAGCAGCGTCTGTGGTAGCATCTCCTGATCCTCCAGCCCCTCTAAATATAGCCATTATATGTCCTTACTTAGTTGCAATGTACATCGTAACTTCAAAACCAAATCTCATCTCAGTGTATTCAGGTTTAGTCCACATAACATTTCCTTTGTAGTAGTTTAAGTAGTTGTTGCTTCTTGTAATTGTCTATCTCACGCTTACGGCAGTAGTCTGTCCAAGACATAACACCCTCCTTTTTAAAGAAAGATGCGTTCCTTCGGTTTCCCTACTTCCGTCCTAATGGATGAACGACAATAATGAAACTCCCTAGACCTTGTGAGTCTAGGGAGATATTACAACCTACTTAATTAAGCAGGAACAGCAAGAGCAACAGCAGAACTGTCACGCAACTCAGCTACACCGTAAAGCATATCTGTCGTGAACAATGTTGCAAGCCACTCTTGTTTGTACTGGGTCTGTGAACGTACACCCATCTGCTCAGCAAGAACAAAAGCGTCCTTGTGTGCCATGAGACAAATACGGTCAGCACCAGAACTACCAGCACCTGAGTCAGCATTGGTTGTCACATAGGCTTTAACACCGTAGAGATCACCAACCTGTCCGTTACGGATCGTGTTGTTTTGTCCTTGCTCACCAACAAAAGACTCAGAACTAAATCTGTCAATACCCATCAAGGTATTTCTTGTTGTAGGTGGAACAATTAAAAAACGATCTGTCATTGGTACATCAGCATCATCAAGTCGCTGGATAGTACGTCTAACACCAGCATCAGTCAATGCAGCAGCATTATAAGATGAAGAGTTATAGACAGTAGTTCCGTTAGAACCAATGAATGCGTTAGTAGTTGAAGCTGCTGTAGAGTAGGCAGTGCCTGAACCAGCAGTACGACCAAGCTGAATCAAGTCAGTATCTACTTGTTTAGCAATAGCAAAACCAGCGTCATCAGTGTAGAACTTTCGTAGAGAGCTAAGTGCCTGTGTCTCAACGATGTCCTCAATGAAACGTGAGTACTCGTAGTGCTTGTTGATGTTGACAAGAATCTCGTTCTCAGTTGCAGCTATAAGCGTTACCTGAGTTGATGCTGCCTTTGCAGAAGCAGAACCACGAGTTGGTTTAGGAATGTGAAGTACATCACCCTTCTTACCTTTGAAAGACATCTTGGAGAATAGGTTAGCAGCTATAAGATTAGCCTTATAAGCTGCAACAATTTCATCACTCCAAATTTCAGGGATGAACTTCGCTGCGGTGGTGGTTGTTACATTATTAGTACCTAGTGCCATTTCTTATTTCCTTTTCATTTAATAGACTCTTCCTTCCTCATAAGCAAGAAGGATTTCATCTGCGTTAGCATAGTATTTTTGTGGATCTCTTATAAGTAGTTCTTGAAAGGCTTTACGACTATATTTTTTCTTAGAACCCATTGAAGTGGAGCCTGTATCAACAGTGGCAGCTTTTAAAGACTTAACTCTAGACTCTTGAGAATCAGGAGTAATTTGTTGCTGTGGTTCTGAATTACTTTTAACATTTGAAATATCTTTCCAAGTGCTAATAAGTTCAGAAGCAGCTTCTAAATCATAACCTTCGTTAGCTTGTTTATGTAGTTTTTGTCTGATTGAAGACTTGTTCACCCAGTCAATAAACTGAGCGTCATTAACAACATCTTTAAAATCAGGAAACTGTTGTTGTAGCTGTTGTAAAGCAGACTGAGCTTTTACCATTAAAGCAGCCTCTTGTGCGTCTTTAATAGCTGGATGATTACTAATGCGAGCATCCATTGCTACAGTAGGTTCTTTAAAAAATGTATCGTTAGGATCTTCATCAACTACAGGCTGGTCTGTCGCTTTGTTTTTAAGAAGTTCACGTTTTGTCATTTCATCAAAAAACTTACGATGCTCACCAACTTCTCTGGCTTGCTTTCCTATAAGTTTTTCAGACTCTTGGTGCATTTTGATAACATCTTCAAAAGACTTACCTCGATATTTCTCAGGTAATTCAGGTTGTTCTTGAACAGCTTCTACTTGCTCTTCAGGAGCCTGTGCTTCTATTTTCTCTTTTTTAGATTCTTCACCTACCTCATCAGGTGTAAAGTCAAGGTTTTCTTGTAACGGATCTTCAAACTTAGCCATATATAAAAACTCCTGTCACTATGTGATTATAGGATATAAAAAATGCCACTGGACGCTCAGCCTCTGCGTTTTTCAGCGACTCTTGTTGCTTCTTCGTGTTTTCTAGCCCAAGCATCGGCTGCTGTAGGAAAATCACCAGTGATTCCTTCAAGCGCAATACGTGGTGCTGAGATAATACGAAGAGACATACATTGACAAACAGGACACTCAATAGCGTTTACCTCTGAGTCAATATATTCTTCTGTGATGTGACC